TATCAGCCATCGACCTCTGCTTGGCGATCTGGCTGATAGATCCATCTAACGAACTTACATTAAGGCTAACAGAAAAGAATCCAGTAATAGTAAAAATGGCATTAATCACAGGTGACTGGTCTGTTGTAATACCCTGCAAAATATTTGGAACCCTCCTGTCTGTCATGACAATTATTATGATCTACAGGAAGAACAAGAAGAAGGGCTTCTTTGTATGCTTAGGAGTTTTTATGTTTCAGATATTACTCCTACTATATTTAGTTTTTGGTTAACCCCGGAGGGAAAATGAAGTACATAAGCAAAATTAAAAAGGGTGGCTTAGACGACCACACAACAGAAAGAACTTTTAATAGCACGGGAGATCTCGTGGACAATGAAAAGGAAAAATCTTATGCTAAAATTGTAAAGAACACCACCCGGTCAGGGATTACTGAGTCTCACTATATCAAAGTGTACAACGGCGTTGTCTACGATCCTTGGGGTATGCATAGCCACAGGGAGGATTATGTAGACGCAAAGATGAGAAGGGTTAGTAAGGAAACTTTTGATTTTTATATGCTGTATCTAAAAACACGTAACTCGTTATACTTAACTAGATCTCAAAGGAGTTTTATCAATGACTAAAAAAGGACCATTAGGAACTGCGGAAAAATATTATGTTAAAGGTCACTACAAGACAGTATCCATTGAGGATATAGCAAAAGCTCTTGATAGGCCTCTTGTCACCGTAAAGAATCTTGTCAGCAAACTTGATAAAGAAGACCCTGTTTCATCGACGATTACCGCTGGAAGCCAGATGGCTAGAAGAGAAGGTATTGTGCTGATGACAGAAAACGCCTCGTCTATGGCTGATGATAAGAAGACAGCCAATAAAAAGTCTAGCAAAAGGGACTGCGTTACACGGATTAAAAATGACTGATTTCATAACGACACATGAAGGCTTCATCGAAGCCTACAGAGGTGATAGCGAGTGCATATGGGTAACTGTGAATCTATCTAATGGTACTGATATATATTTTAACAACCACAAGGAGTGGCTTGATATAAAAAGAAAGTGCCAACAAGAAGACCTGTCGGTAAGTTCTATTAATTTGCAATTTAAATCCCACAAGATAACTGTAGAGATGAATGATTGTGAGGGTTCTTATTTAGTGAGATCGGTCTTAGGAGAAGTAGGATCATGGACTAGAAATTATTATACCGTTGGGAAGCTCAAGGGGGATGTAGTTCATAAAACAAGATGGCTCATCCCCGAGCTGGTTGAAGAAGAAAAATCTGAAGATACACTTGACAATTGCTTTGAGGAAGCTATAATATATCATCATGCCGAAAGAACCGACAAATAGCAGTAGGTACAAGTCTCCCTCTACTGGAGATTTTATAACATGCGCGCAATACGTTGCAGAGATTATGTGCAACAGGATGGCTCAAAAAGAGAACATAGGTTCTCAAGCGCACAAATTCTGGAACCTACCGAGATGGAAGAAGCATTACCAGTATCAAGTAGTGCTCGCTAACAGGCTAGTTAAAAAATATAACGAAGCCGCAATAGTGAAAGCCATCAATTCACCCGAGTGTAAAAGGGTGTATTCGCTTCGGTATCCAGCTTTGCCGAAAATCATTGAGAAATATGAGAAAATCATTATGCAACAAACGTCTCAGTCCACTACTATAAGGGTAGAGGAAACTCCCAAGCCTAAGACTAGACGGGGCTACGGAAAGAAAACAGGATTACAAAAGTTGAGGGAATTAGATGGCGAAAAAGAAGACTAACAAATTTGATAACGATCCGACTAGCAACAACGTGTTCTCCACTTACGGCGATGTCGTAAGACCGGGAACAGAGGTTCTGGAAAACCTTAATAGCCTTTCAGTGTTAAGCGTGTCACCATCCCTTGACTTAGCTTTAGGTGGAGGTATCAGGGAAGGTAGCTGCGTAGTGATGTCTGGTGATCCCAAGACTGGAAAGACAACAACAGCCTTGCACTTTGCAGGAAAATGCCAGCAGCAAGGCAAGAAGGTTATCTACGTAAATACAGAAGGTCGCCTAGCGGTTCAGAACTTTGAGGGGATAGAGAGCTTGAACAAGGATGATATCATAGTCGTTGAGTCAACAGATGATAGAGTTCTCTCGGCGGAAGACTTCTTAAACATCATCGAGATGTACATAAACAATGACCCGGAGTGTGTTATCATCGTTGATTCCGTCTCTAGCATGGTTCCTAAAGATGAGCTTGAGGGACTAATCAGAACAGGTGTTAGAAACGCACTACCTCGACTGCTATCAATGTTCCTGAAGAGGATTGGCGGTCAGGTAACAAAAAACAAGACTATTGCAGTATTTATTCTGCACAACATTGCTAATACCGGTGGCAGCAGGTGGGCACCTGCTAAAATGACAGACGGTGGCAATATGATTCAGTATCAAGCTGGAACAAATATAGCTATTACCCATAGAGGCAGATGGCAGGTACCTAAAGACACAGGCCCACACGTAGGACAGATTGCCAACTGGAAAGTCTTGACATCAAATGCGGGTGGTACCCCTAACTCCACAGCAGAGAGCTGGATTAGGTACGGTATTGGTATAGATGAGGTTCAGGAAGTGGTTCAGGTAGCGTGTGAGTTTAGACTTATAAAGGCTGCTGGAGCTTGGTACACTATATCCTGCGCCCTAGAAAATCAAGAAGACCCAGCGATCTCTAAGGTTCTAGCCGATAATGATGTTGACCTTAATGACGAAAGCGTTGAGAAGTTTTTCAAGTTTCAGGGTGTAAACAATCTCTCAGAATTCTTGAATGCCAACCGAGGTGTCTGCGATTTTGTTTATAGACAAATCAAGGAACTCTTAATTGAAAGCTAGAGGCTTTAACGGTAGGGAATATGTTTGGAATCTATCCAAATATGACGTGTATAACAACGACACAAAAAGAAGATCCAAGCACCATCTTAGAGCCAGAAAAATAATCAAGGAGACTTATAGTAGCTACCGGATTCTAGAGGAAGTCAAACTCCCCGGCAGCACTGCTTCCCACAGAAGATCGGTTCTCTATCTTGATTTCTTTATACCCAATTTAATGCTGGGGGTAGAGGTTCACGGCAGACAGCATTATGAACACATACCGTTCTTTCACAAGACTAAGAGAGATTTCTTGTTAGCAAAAGCCAGAGATGAGGACAAGGCTGACTGGTGTGAGTTGAACGAAATACAATTGATAACACTTAAATATTCGGATACTGATGATGAATGGCGAAATGCAGTTAAACGCATCTGACAGACTTTCAAAACACATAGAGCAGATAGACGACTACTTGGATCTATCCAACGTTAGGTTCTCAAATTTCCACGAGGAATACCTAATATCTGCCGACATGTCTATCTCTAAAATATCCTCGCTCACACAGCAGGAGCACTTTGATCATGCGTACCTACTATACGGCTACGCTTCCTACATTCAGGATGAGATCAATAAAAACAAGGTTGTACTTAGTTGGTGCAACGACCAGATAGAGAAGATGGTTGTTGCTAACCTCGCCAGCTTTGATCAGTATACCAAGCATGAAGTAAAGCGCCAAAGTATCGTCAGGGATAATAGCTATGCTGCGAAGTGTGACCAAATGAGAGTAGTTGCTGAGGCTAGACTCCAGTCGCTGGAGGGAAAAGTCTTTGAGTTAAAGAGAAAGGGAGACATTCTTTTAGAAAAGGGTAAAAGACTATGAGTATGGATGATTTTGTTGGTTCACTATCCCCTGAGCAGAAGAAAAAACTACTTCAGGCTCTGGGCGCTAGCGAGACCGAAGAAATACAAGCGGAAGCAGATGAAGAGCTTGTCAGTGAAGATTTTAAAGTAACTAGAAGTGACAAAAGTACTAACGCGAGGAGAAACAAAGTGAAGGCCCGTGAAAATAAGTGGGTGGATACAGGCGAGTTTAGGGACGTGGAGACACCTGATGTAGCTAGAACGCCTAGAAGAAGAGGCGCACCCAAGAAGCAGGATATAGAGTGCCATGTATGCGGTAAGACGTATAAGATCGACCCCAGATATACATATGGGGAATACTACAGATGCAATAAGTGTACTGGAAGATAGCGTCATGGATAAATTTTGTTACGATGTCAAGAAGTTTGACTTAGCCAGCATTGTAAAGAGAGTGTTTGATACAGACAACCTAGAGCAACTGCACGCACAGCAAGTGGGGCCTAATAAAATACCCAAAGACCCCTCAAAGGATCAGGCCACCGCTTTTCACAAAACATTTTATCGCATCTTTGATGACGAGAATTCAAAGTTTCTGAGTGTTTATAAAGACTTAGCAGGATACGTAGCTTCCCTACATTTCCCAGAAGAAAAAATGGTATACCAAACACGTCCCACTTTTCGAGTTCAGATTCCTAACAATATAGCGGTTGCCAAATGGCACAAAGACAAAGCCTACAATCATTCAGAGCGCGAGATTAATATCTATCTCCCTCTCACGAAAGCCTTTGACACTAATACCGTATGGGCAGAGAGCGAAGAAGATAAGGGTGACTACAGTCCCATGAATGCCGACCTAGGTGAGTATTATATCTGGGACGGAGCAAACCTTACCCATGGCAACAAAAAGAATACCACGGGGCAGACGAGGGTGTCTATCGACTTTAGGTTAATCCCACTCAGAGATTTTAGCTATAAAGGAACCAGCGTAACTACTAAGGTTCCTATGAAATTGGGGTATTATTGGGAGCTTTTTGAATGAGTTCAAATTTGACAGACATTGGTTCTGAAAGAGCTGTCCTTGCGGGCTTGCTCAGATACGGAACCGAAGCTTACGTTGAAATATCTGACATAATAGATCACCAGACTTTTGGTAACACTAACAATCAAGTTCTCTACAAGTGCCTTTCTAGAGTGATTGAGGGTGGGGCGGAAGTTGACCTGCCCTCTATTCTATCTGCGGCAGAGCAACTTAACTTCTCAGATATTATAAACAGCAAGCAAGAGCTTGAGTACATCAAATCCCTTTTCGATTTTCCTATCAAGGTTGAGAATGTATCAAGGTTTGCTTCTCAAATCAAGAAGTTTGAGATTGCTAGAAAAATTAAATCACTAGTATCTAAAATATCTAAGGATGCTGACAAGGTTGACGGTAGCGAGAGCGTTGACCAGATTATGGCTATGGTAGAAACTCCTATCATGGACTTTCTCAGAGAGGATGATGGCGGGGAAAGACCTGAAAGGATTGGTGAAGGCGCTGATGACTACATAGAGTTCCTTAAGGAGAACAAGTGTGACCTAGTTGGTATATCAACAGGCTTTCCTAGGTTCGACATGTCTATAGGGGGAGGCCTCAGAAGAAAATGCGTTGATCTTGTATCGGCAAGACCAAAGGTCGGCAAGAGTGTTTTCGCTGACAATGTAGCATTAAACGTTGCGTCCAACGGGGTGCCGGTGCTAATGCTAGACACAGAAATGTCGAAAGAAGACCACCTCAATAGAATCATTGCCAATCTTAGCGGTATACCTATCAACGAAATAGCAACCGGAAAGTTTTCCGATGACGATGAAAAGCTTGAGAAAGTTAGTGAAGCTGTAGAACATATAGAGTCTATACCATATAGCTATACATCAGTAGCGGGAAAGCCTTTTGAACAAATATTAAACATCATTAAAAGATGGATAATGCAGGAGGTTGGCACAGACTAATATGGAAGAACAAATGAGTGCGTTGTTATCTACGACTACCTTAAGCTAATGACATCCAACTCCATAACGCACAATGTTCAAGAGTACCAAGCTCTAGGTTTCCAAATCACATCGTTACATAACCTTTGCGTTAAATACGACTTCCCATGCTTGTCATTTGTCCAGCTAAACAGAGATGGGATTACTTCCGAGACCACTGCAACCGTTAGTGGCTCAGACAGACTCATATGGCTGTGTACATCCTTCAGTATATTCAAACTAAAGTCTGCCGAAGAGCTTGCTGAAGATGGCGTAAAGGCTGGAAACAGGAAACTTGTCCCCATTGTATCCAGACACGGGGCAGGCTTAAGCGACGGCGACTATATAAATATGAATATGGTTGGTGAGCACGCCAAGCTGCTGGAGCTAAAAACTAGAAATGAATTCAACAACCAGCCATCTGGAGATACTGGTTTGATAAGTCAAGAAGCGTTGGAAAATATTGCAGATGATGGACTTGAAGAAGGTT